GAAAAATTAATTAAAACAATTACAAACAAAATTGACCAATACGACAATAATTTCTAATAAAAAATAATTTAATTAATCTTTTTTAATTTTGTAAAAAAATATCAGTATATGCCATTACTACAAGGTGAATCTCAAGCAGTCATTAATGCTAATATTAAAAAATTAGTAGAAGAAGGCTACACTAGAGAACAAGCATCAGCAATAGCATATAATGAAGCCAAAAAATCAAAAAATAAAAGATTAAATAAATTATATGCAAGCAGGTCGTAAAACATTATACAAAAAAGAATTTAATAATATGGCATATAAATTATGCCTATTAGGATATACAGACGAAGACTTAGCTGAATTTTTCGAAGTAACAAAGCAAACAATAAATAATTGGAAACACGAACATGAGGAATTTTTTTACTCATTAATACGTGGGAAGTCTGAAGCTGATGCAGAGGTTGCAAATGCATTATATAATAGAGCTATTGGATTAATTATAAAAGAGGATGCTATTACACGCGATGGTAATATTGTAACATTAAATAAGCAATTACCACCAGATGCTTCAGCTGCTAAACATTGGTTATCTAATCGCCAACCAAAATATTGGAGAAAAGATAATGAACATAATTTAAATATTACAAATGTTGAACCATTAGTTATTATTAGAACTGAAGATAGCAACAATGAAAATAATATTTGATGCAATTTAAATTAACTAGTACACAAACTAAGGCTTATGATTTAGTTATTAATAATAAGAAAAGAGTTATAGTATTTGGTGGAGCTATTAGAGGTGGTAAAACTTATTGGTTGCTTGTAACATTATCTTCATTATGTTTAATTTATCCTAGGTCACGGTATGCAATTATACGTAAGTCTTTACCTGATTTAAAGCGCACAACATTCCCATCATTTTCTTCAATATTAAATGATGGGTTAATTAATTATATTAAATCATGGAATAGAGATACAAATGTAGTTACATTTATTAATGGTAGTGAATTAATATTTATGTCTGAATCTTATTATGATTATAAAGATTTAAATAGATTTCGTGGATTAGAAATAAATGGAGCTGGATTAGATGAAATAAATGAATTGCAAGAAGTTACATTTTATAAAGTTCAAGAAAGAATTGGAAGTTGGAATAAAGCAATTGGTAGCCCACCAATAGTTTGTTTAGCTACATGCAATCCAGCTCAAAATTGGGTTAAAGAATTAATTTATAATAGATATAGAGAAAATACATTGCCAAATAAATGGGCATATATTAATTCAAGAATAACTGATAATCCATATTTGCATCCAGAATATTTAGAATCTTTAAAAGAATTACCACCAATACAATATCAAAGATTTGTTGAGGGAGATTGGGATATAAGTGACGAAGTTGTTAATCCATTTTTATATGCATGGAATGATGATAAACATATTGATGATTCTATTATTTTAAATAATAATATTCCTGTTTATATTTCAGTTGATTTTAATGTCAATCCATTATGTGCATTAATAATTCAGAATATTGGTAGAGACACTAATATAGTTGATGAGATTAAAATAAATAAAGGAAGTGTTGATGCTTTTTGTGATTATGTTGAGGGATATGGAATACCAAATGGATTGATTAGAATAACTGGAGATGCTATGGGTAAAGGTTCATCAATACAACAAAGGGATAATTCATCAGCATACACGCAAATAAAACGTCGATTAAAATTATCTGATAGTCAAATAATAATACCAGGCAATCCAACTCATTTTAATTCTAGAATTGATTGCAATAATGCTTTAAATAAATTAAAGATTAAAGTTAATTCTAAGAAATGCAAAGGCTTTGTATTTGATGCTAAACAAGTACAATGTGATAGTGATGGAAAAATAATTAAATCAAATAGAAATAATTTGGCTCAAAGAGCTGACTTATTGGATTGTTTTAGATATTATGTCAATTCAATTATTAAAAGATATTTATAATTTTGTTGAATATAAATAACATGAATTATGTGTCAATGCAATAAATGTTTTAATTCAGGAATTATAGTTGACTATTGCAATAATGGAATTAAATTTGGTAGTGGACCTATAAATTCTAATTTAGTTGTTGATGTGCAACATAATGCTACTAAAAAGATTCAAACATTTGATGTGGTAAGTGATGAATTTGGAATGGTTGAAATTACTAATGTCAAATTAGATTCATTACAAGGTTATACAATAACATTTCGTAATTGTAATAAATTTAATATTTGTGAAGTTGAATATGATTGCATTACATTTAAAGTATCTAATACTTCTAATTATATTTTAGAAAATCCAATTAATTTAATTGAATGCTCATGCGAAGAATTAAATCCATAATAAAAGGTTGGTGGTTTTTAATTACTGACAATAAGACTACTAAATTAATTTCAGAACCAAGAATTAAAATTTGCAATCGTTGTGAATTTAAAAATAAAGCAACTAATTCATGTAGTTTATGTGGATGCTTTATTCCTGCTAAAACTAGAGTAATTGAAGAGGAATGCCCAAATAATTTGTGGTGATGTTTATATCATTAGACACAATTGTGTATTTAGTTGATAATTCTATTGATGATGAAGAGATAAGGAGCCTGACGTCACAGGAAGTTGGTTCTACTAAAGCAATAATAGCTATCAAAGATATAAGTTATGCATATCAAAGAAAAGATAATAATAATTGTCAATTAATATTTACTAATGGGCATTCCATTGAAACAAAAGAAAGCATAAATGAAATTATTGAAAAAATTAATAAAGCGTCTTTATTACAAAAAATCCAATAATAAAATACTCGAATATAATTTAGTTAAACTATTCGAAAAAGATGGATTTAATTATTATAAATTTCCAAAAGAAACTAATATGCCACTTGAAAGATTTGCAATGGCTATGGCATTATTAGAAAGATTATCATGTGGAATTAGTGGTAATGAAATGGAAAGCATATTAAATAAAATGGAAGAAGCATTGTCAAATGGATTATCAAATCCAAAAAATGCTGCTTTAATTGCTGCTTATATTCATGTAATTAGAGAAAGACAAGACACTGTTATTCATAGAGATATTTTATTAAATATTGCTGCAACTTGGATTATTAGAGAAGATGAAGACCCAACAATTATTAATGATGATATTCATAGAAATAAATTAGAAATATTTGAAGCGATGTGCAAGGAGGGGTCGCATGATTTTTTTACCAAAGCGCATATAGAGCCACTCGTTCCATTGCTAAGTATTACTCGAGAAGAATTTCAGACATTGTGGGAATACAATTTGAAGCAAATAAAAAATCTAAAGGATATTCTCAACCGTTTGAATACTCACCTAATTACAGAAGCTCGAAAGTTAAAAGCCAATTAAATGAAGCGGCAATGAATATTGTTGATGCTAATATTTCTGAATTTAATATGATAAATAAATCAACAATAGATTTATTTTTAATTAAATTTGAACACAAATATAAATCTCAACAAAGTGGCAAAGGTATTAATAACTTATGAAGCCGATTCAACTAAACTAAAAGAAGTTGTAAATGAGGTAAATGCAATAAATGATGAAACAGTTGATAGTGCTAAAAAGGCTGCTCAAAAATATATTAAATTTTATAGGGAAGCTGGAGCTGCTGCTGCTAGTGCATTTGGTGGAAAAGAAGTACAAAAAGGATTAGATGAGCAAGGCAAAGGATTTGATGGAATAGATAAAAAAGGAAAAACATTAACTGGCCAATTAAAGCAATTAAAACAAGAATTAGCTTTATTGGAACAACAAGGAAAAGATAACACTGCTGAATTTCAAAAGTTATTAATTACAGCAGCTAAATTAGAAGACCAAATTGGAGATACTAGAGCTAGAGTAAAACAATTAGCTTCTGATACATTTAAATTTGATGTTGCTGTTGAAGCTATACAAGGTGTAGCGGCTGCATTTTCAGTGTTAGAAGGAGCTCAAGCTTTATTTGGAGAAGAAAATCAAGATTTGCAGAAAACAATAGCTAAAACTCAAGGAGCATTAGCATTATTAAATGGTGTACAACAATTAGCTGCATTATATTTAGAGCAATCAAGAATTAAAACATTATTGCAAACTGTTGCTCAAAAAATAAATACTAATATAACAAATACTCAAGCTGCATCATATACAATATTAGGTCGTTCAGTTACAATTAGTGCTAATGCTTTAAAAATATTTAAGGCTGCATTAGTGACAACTGGTGTTGGGGCTTTAGTTGTAGCTTTAGGATATTTAGTTCAAAAATTATTAGAAACAAGTGAATCAAGTAAAGAAGCTGCTGAAGAAGCTGAAAAAGCTCAAGAAATATTTGATAGAGTAAGCACTAATGCTAATAATTCAGCAAATAGATTAAATAATTCAAAAATAGCATTATTAGAATCTCAAGGTAGATTGTCTCAGTTTGCTTCACAGAGATTGCAAGAGGTGAATAATTTAGGAGTTGCATTAGAAAATAATGATAAAGAAACTAAAGATGCTACATTAGCACGAGAAAAAGAATAT